TCACCTTCCCTTAAAAGATTTCTACTTTCGTCCAATCCTAAACGAATATTTAAATCTTCATCGGATGAACCGAAAAATTTCTTAGATGGTAATATTATTTTTTTCTTTTCCATTATTCTGCGGGTGGAAACGCACCTTTTGGTCCGAACCTTTCAATAAATTTATCAACCGCAGTTTTTCCCGGTCTCAACCCAAAATAAAATAAGAATGGTGTAGATAATATTTGTTTATTACCAATGTAGTTATTTTCAGTTGGTTTAATAATATAAGTAACTCCTGATAATGACCATGGAGTTGAGCTCCAACCTCCAGCGTTACCCACTCTTGTCCAAAGAGTACCAACAGTTGGTTGATAAAACGGTGGGTTTGTTGTTGCACCTGTTGATGTTGCGTAAAGATATGTAAATCCTTCGTATTGGTTATTGTAACTAGTATGGTTATCAACAAAAAAATCTTCCTCATCAAAACTACCTTCATTTAAATCAGGTCCATCAAATGTGTGTCCCGTATAACCCTGTGTCATTGGGAAAAGAACATAATTATATGTGGTATCTGTAAATCCACTAAACTTATAATTGTATGTCATTCCTTGTAAATCATTTTTAATGACGGTATCAAAATCCCAAAATTGATTTACACCTTCCCCAAATCCAAGACCTTGTTTATCCCAATAAAAGAAAGGTACTTGTTGAGATGATTCTGTTAATCTTCCGGGTTCATTTAAACAAACCCTAATTCTATAACCATCTTGACCTAAAGCAAAATTAATCGGTAAAGGTCCGTTTGGTGTTCCCGCTTCGGATTCAAAAAGAGTGGGATAATTATCGGGGTCAACAATTAATGGAGAATACGCACCATAATTTCTATCTTGTAAATCAAATTCCTGAATACCAGATTCATTGTTAATTGATATTAATTGTAAAACATCACCATTCAAAACCAAATCTCCTCCAGTATTTGTTGGGAGAGTAATTGAGTTTGTTCCATTTTTAAAGAAATCCTTATAATTATAATCAAGGTTAGTGTCCATTCTATAATTAATATAGAGACCTAACATTTCTTTAAAACTTTGAAATGATGTTGAACCAACGCTTCTAACAACGGAACAGTTAGGGTCTAAAGATGGGTCAACGCAAATTTCTTTAATAAACTCATCTCTTGGACCTAAGTCAACAACTGTTGTTGGGTGTCCTAATGTTGTAATTTCATCATTTGTATTTTTAATTATAGAAAAGTTTGAACCATTGAATTTGGTTGACCTATAATAGAATCTTTTAACTGCCGTTTTTGTTGATTCTTCCTGAACTTTAAAATGTAATAGATTTTCACAGTACGCCGTACCTCTATAATTTAAATCTAAATTTTCTTCATCATCCCATCTAACTTTTGCCTTAAATGGAAACATATATAATGAACCTGTCAACCAGTTATCTACAAATGAATAATTACTAATACCCTCACAGAACAATTTACCCACTATTTTTCTTCTAGCATATTCACCAATTGCACTAAAATTCTTAGGCCAATTTGTTTGTGTATTTCCAGCTGCAGGTATAATAGTGAATATACCAAATCTAAATTCGGAAAATCCACTTTTTGTAACTAAACTTTTTTGACATGAATTACATGCATTTGCACCATTACCTGTATCATTTAAAATTTGACCAACGGGAATATCTGACCCAAAACATACATCACCGGTGGTAATTGTTAGTGCACTATATGCAACATTTACATTGGCGGCACAATATGTCCCCGTTGAAATGTTTTCATCATAAACAGTATTATAACCCTTACATCCTTCAGGTAATGACGATGTATCTAATCCCGTTGTACTAGTTGAGCCCGTTAATGGTAAACTAACACTATATATTTCATATGTTATTCCTGACCAAACATAATCCACCGGAGACGGTCCCGCACTATCCCATTTTAACCATAAACTTGAGCTAGATGTATCAACATGTTGATATCCGCTAGGTGAACAAGTGTAACCCGAAATAAATAAATCATTATACCCACCTGTTGTACCACTTAATGATAAAATTGTTAAATCTGCCGAAGTTGCATATATGTACGGGAGATATCCCGTCATTTTAATAATATATTGTTGTGGTGGGGCTAATAAAGTATTATTATTAATTGTTAATAAACTTTGAGAATATACCCCACTTGGGGTATATGATGCAACTCCTCCGTTAAGATATAATTCTTTTTCACTTGGGTCATTATCACAAGTATTTGGATAAATAGTAACCGGAGTTGAACTAGTACAAATGCTAATATAATTGGCCACACCATTTCCACCGGAAATTTGGGTTACCACGACCCCACCCATACCTTGTCTAACACATCTTGTTGTTGTGGTACTACCACTAGTAAGTGTTACCGTTGAAAAGGCGTTTGTGTCACAATCATAGTAATCAAATTTAGTTGAGCCTGATGTTGTTGGTTTTACAAATTGATACTGTTCACACTCTAAATATAAAGTTAATTTGTCTCTAACGGCAATACCTCCACCAACTTTATTGTATTTTAAAGATGGGTCAATATTACTGGAGTTTTCAATAGTGGGTGTGGAATTCAAAACTTCATCACAGGATTCACATTCGGGATATGTAACAACACCTAAACTAACTGTTCCAGCTCTTTGTAAACTTTCAACAATATCTTCAAAAAATTGAAATCGACCAAATTCAAATATTGTTCTACCAAAAGCTCTTATTCTAAAATATAAATTATCATAAAGCCATTGAAAGGGGAGGATGAGAATTTGTATTGCAGCAACATATGCAGTATATATTATTTTCTCAAATACATTTATTATTATTGCCAATAAAATTCCAAATGAAAATTTTCTAAAAGCAAAGTTTGTTGGTGGTGTTAATACACTACTTTCACAATCTTCATCGGCTTTAGGTGAGATTTCTTTTATTCCTAAGAAATTATCTCTACCAACGAATGAACCTCCACCATATTGTCCACCCATATATGATGAAACACCATACACTTTATTATATGTAAATCTAAAGAAATAATCATCAGGAAAATAACTACCAAATACATTATTGAAAATAACAGGACTTGCTGTTGTACTTATTGCACTTGATGGGTAGTCAGTCCAATCTGTTGAGAACGCATATGATTTATCAACATCATTAGTATATTCACGAATGTTTGGAACTAAATAACTAGCAACCGTTCTAACTCTACCTAAAGTTTCATTTTTACCTGAAATTCTAAATCTATAACAAGATGATGTTGGTATACCTTTATTTGGGTCATTTGTAATTTCATTCTCCCCAAATTCATTAGTAAACACATAATCCAAGTTCATTGGTAATGGTAACACGAATGAACCAGATTCATCAATATCTTCCTGAATTTCAAAACTCTCTAATATAGGTCTATGATTTTCATCTTTATTTGTTGTAAACCTAATCATTTCAATTACCGCTGGGTATGTTGTTAAATCACATTTTCTACCCATATCCCCTCTAGGTCTACATACTTTATTAACCGTATTTTTTCCTTGGTCAGAATATATTGAACCTAAGAAATATGCTTTTGGTTGTACCTTTACTCCTTTACTTGAAAGGTCAAAATCTGTTCTTGTTATACCAATCTCACATAAATCTTCATTACCCCAAAACGGATAAACCTCAATATTCTTATCGAATGAAATTATCTGAGGTAATGTATCGATATCATTCGATGATTTGTATGTATATGAATTTTTAAAATTATCAACACCCTTACCTTGTCTAATAAAATCGTCAGGTCTTAATGAAAAACATCCAATATCAGATAAATCTACATCAATGTGTAATGTTTGTTGTCCGATAGGTACACCCCAAATCATGAAGTCACCAGCATCGTTTGTTTTCACCGTATACTTGTAATATTTTTCATAAACCTCAAGAACTTCTTCTCTTGTTAAAATATCAGTTTGGTCGGGGAATGTTCCGGTTGGAGCGTGTCCACCGTGTTGTTGTCTTTTTGGTAGTAGATTATATCGATATCCAGCATCATCCTTATCACCGACTTGGGAAAAGGGGTATAATGTAGATATTACAGGGTCGTTTAAATCTTCTTCGGAAACGGGAATAAAAATAGAAACTTTAGCGTTCGGTATACCAAATCCATTATTTACGGATATCCTACCGCAAACAACACCATAATCTGAACACATAGATGAATATATGTCAGTTTGTGTAAATTTTAATGATAGGATTTCTAAAAGGTCGTAATCTTGTTTTATCTCAACAACAACTTTTTGGTCTTTACCTATGTTTGTGGAAATTCTATGTTTTTGCATTCTTTACCTTGTCTCTATATAAATAGAAATTTATCTGTTTTCTATAAAATAAAGAAAAAATAAATTAGAATGTAGTCGTTCCTAAAGTTTTAACCCTAATTTTTACATCTATATTAGGGAATCTGATTTGAAATATCTGATTTGACTTCATATAAATTGTACTATCGTACTGTTGTATTTCTTTAGTAACTGTATTGGCATAAGATTGAGCAACCTCAGCGGACGAGTAATCTCCTCCAATTAGATTAAATACTCTAATATCAATGACGTTAACAACACCGGTAACCGCACCAATCATTCTATATAAATCACCCACCAATAACGGGTCACCCATTTTTCTTTTTTCAATTGCGAAATAACTGATGATATCTTCAACTGATGTTTTTACGATTTCAGTTTGATTACCGTTTTTATCAATAACCAAATCAATTTCCAATCCCATATCAATAACTTCACCACTTTGAATGTCAAGGAAGTCATTAACCATTCTATATTCGGAAAGGTAATCTAAAATATTATTTTTTAATGTTGTAGAAACCGTATCGGTTAAATTACCATTTTCATCATAAGATAGTAATTTTATTTTAACCTTATTATCTTCTTCCATTACATTAACCTTAGCCGGTGCACCAAATGTTGATGGCATCGTTTCAATTAATGATTTATAATCATTTAATGTTACGGCTCTATTTTGTGCGGCAAAATTATATGCAATCATATTTCTTATTTCTTCAATGGTAGGTTGGTCAGCTCCACCAATTGCCGGAGTAACATTCGTAACCACTAATGATTGAGAAACTTGAGAGTTTATTGTTGAATTAGGTCCTAAAATATTAAAATCAACATTATCAACACTAGTGATAACATCAACACCTAAATTCGTATCTTTACCACCACCAAGTCTATATTTTATGAATAGAGTGGTATTTGATTTTGGTAGGTTTCCTAATGATAAATTATTTAAATAATTACCAAGAGTAGGTTTCATGTTACCCGTAATATAGTTATCCATATTATCTAATGGGTCAACATTACCTGAACCAAAAGTTAATGAAAAATAATTTTCCGGTGTATATTCGGTCACAAATTTGTTAACAACATCAATATAAGTTCCAGCTTTAAGATTATCTTTATCAGATGCCGATGTTGGATTTGGAACAAATATCTTATCTTGTATTAATGATTTTACTTCATACCATTTGTTTGTGGTTGCACTTAAAAATTCAGATTCACTAGGATTGTTTAAGAAATTAGTTCCATCTTTATGAATTATATTTGTAACTCCCAATACGTTTTGTTCGGGTAAATAAATTTTTAAAAATGGTTTTTGGTCAACTTCAGTAATAACTTTTCTAAAAATTCTTGTTACACCATTAACAACCGCTTCTCTTTTTACAATTGAATATGAGATTAATTTATTATTGCCGTCAAAGTTTGGTATTTTTAATCTATTTGGTTCTCCTCTTTTATTAAATGGATTTGAAAAATCAATCTCATCTATTGTTTCAAATATTTGTCCACCACCTGACACTTGTGCACCAGATTTTATTACTCCCAAATATCTCTCATCTTCTTTATCTCCTCTAACGGGTACATTAATTGTGAAATCACATAATGCAACTGACGGTCTGTTTCCCGGTAATCTAATACCGTATGTTTTTGCAATATGAAAAAGAGATTGTCTTTGTTGTGCAAAATCCAACATTGTTTCTTGCCAAACCCTATCAATATGAAAATGTAAGTTATCAGCAACCGCTGCGTTTAAATCTAAAAGAACTGAATAGATTGATGCGTCATTCGTATTTTTAACTAAATCCGGATAATATTGTTTAGTTAAATTTACCAACTCTTGTCTTAGTCCCGCAAAATCTCTTGTTGCGTATGATATTTTTTTACTCATGTTATATGTTAATAATTATAAAATCAGACGAAGTGAATGGTTCGTTATTTATGTCGTAATCTATTCTTACTTTAGCGGTATAAGGTTTTGTGGAATAACTTGAAACTCTAAATAATCTTGAGTCCTCATCTTCATTCACACTAACAGACTCGTCTGGGTCTTGGTCAGCTGCAGTAACGGTGATTGATTTTATTTCTAAATTCGGGATAAACCTTTTAACGGATGTTCTTATTTCATCCTCAATTTGATTGAATGTAATTTGGTCATTTGGCTCAAATATAAATTCATATAATCTTGTACCAAAATCAGGTAAATAATATCTACTACCCTTTCTAGTTAGAATGAGATGTATTAAATTAGCCCTAATCTCCCTTTCGGGTATTTCCGTCATATTGAGAAAATCACCCTTGGGACTTTGTCTAAATGGAAAATCTATACCATATTTTGATGCCATACCAATAAATATAAACAAAGATAAAATAGTAATAAATAAGAAAAATCGGAATTACCGATTCTAAACAACCTTAATTAAATTTTTAATTCTGTTTAGTTGTTCGTTTAGTGCCACATCTTTATGTGTAAACTTAGCACCTAAATCAGTTTTTAATGATGGTTTATAGGTTGATTCTGGATGTAACTGTTTCATTTTCTTTATTAACATTGAACCAAATCCTTCTCTACGTCTATTCGGTCTCACTAAAATGTCACTAACCGTAATCTCATTATCATAAATAACAAAGGAAACATACCCAACTATCTCATCATCTTCATAAACCCCCAATTCATAGTTGTTTTGACCATCATAATAGTCCAAATGTTCTTCTTCAAATCTTATTTTTCCCATTATTAATAAATATCATTAAATAAAAAAATCGAGGAGTTTAGTCCTCGATTAGTATTTGATATTCACCCCCTGTATTTTCAAATTTAGATGCTTGAGGTCGGCCTCGAACCATTAAGGGAGTCACCCAATTTCTTTTTATAAGGACAATGTCTACATCCGGAATTACAACAAAACCCTCGTTTTAAGTGAAACTCCGCAGTAAAAACATATTTACCGTCCTCTATGTAAAAATCAGAAGGGGAAAGTTTTCGACTAACCCCTTCATCATTATTTTTATTTTTTTCATTATTTGATTTCACACGCTCCACCTGCACAAGCCAATTCACCACTTAAATCTGTGTTGTCTTGATGTTCAATAACTTTACTTAAATCAATTGAATGAAGTTTTGAATACAAATTATCATATTCTTCTTTAGTACAATCAGTAAAAGGTGCTTGAATGTAACTTCCATTATCATACGGAAGTACCGATAGTCCATTATAAAAATCTCTATTATCCCACATCCACTCGCCAGCTAATTCCCAATCTTCAGGTTTCAAACTAATTGTAGCCGACACATTGTGCATATTTGAACCAGTTCTGTGACCGGGTTTAATCCATTCTTGAGTAATTCTCTTAACTCTTTCTAATAGTTGGAATGGACTTTCTGTTCTTAATATTGAACCTTCAGGTGCTTTTTGTGGAACAGAAATAACCGCAGTATCGTGTGGTCGGAAGAATTCATCTTCAACCAATTCAGGGTGGTTATTTAAAAAGAAATTATATATTGACTCATTCTTTCCAACACGAATTCTACGAATGTAATAATCATTGTGCCATGCGTGAATTCCTGATGATGTTCCTAACGTTAATGAAGTTGTTCCCGCTGGTTTAACGGTTGTCATTCGAGCTGATTTATTAATACCAATAAGTTCCGCAACTCTTGTATTTTCTTCTTTTACTGCCTTTGCGGCTTCTTTCATGTTATAACCTAAAACCACACCTGAACCAATACCTGTCATAGATACACCAATCAACGCATCTTTTTCAGTTGTTCTTTTCCAAACATCTCTTAAATAATGGAAATCTGTATAACCCGCCTGTAATGTTCCAATGAACGCAGCAGCTTTAACACGAGCATTTAGGTCTTCTTGTGATTCAATGTCAGATACGTTAACCTCACATAAATTACAGAATTGATTTGGTCTTAATGCAATTTCACAACATGGATTTGTTCCCCAATCTTTATCGTTTGTAAAGTAGATACCAGGCTCACCCGCTCCTGAAGCTTCAACACGTTTCCATAAATCTAAGAAAAATTCTTTCGTAATCTTATGTCTAACAAGTGCCGCTGAGTTGTTCGCCCTACCTCTTTGTGGATTTTGTTCCCACCATGAACCTGATTTACAAGAAATCATTTCGTTGTCGTCAGCACTAAATAATGAGATAAGTGCTGCTCTACGGATACCACCAGCTAACACAGCGTCTGCAATATGACAAACCATATCATGAACTTCAATTGGGGTTAATCTGTCACCATCTTCTTTTGCACTTAACATACCTTGTAGTTTGTGAAGACAATCTTTTAATGGTTGAGGTCCCGGTGCTTTACCACCTGATGTTACAAGTTGAGCACCTTTTGGTCTAATGTCTGAAAAATCAAATTCAGGAGTTGATAATTGTTCTCCAAAGTATGATTTCATTAATACTTTAATTGCGTCAGCCCATCCTTCAATAGAATCCCCAATTAAAAATCTTCTTGTTCTATGTGGATTTGGTTTTCTAATCTCGGGTAATTTTTCAACATGGTGTTTTTGTACTGAATACCCAACACCCGTTCCACCTAACAATAAAAACATTGCTTCCGAAAACGCGGAAAGGTCGTCAATTGGTAAGTAAGCACAGTTATAAATTCTATTTGGAGAAATCTCAATTGGTTTACCTCCAAATTGCATCGACCTCATTGATGGTAAAACTTTTTTGTCATAAACATACTGGTAAACATCTTTAATTTCCTTTTTTAATTTAGGGAATTTTTTAATGTGCATATTCATGTTTCTTGTCACCAATTCATCCCATGTTTCTCTTCTCTGTAATTCGGGAACGTATTTAGCGTACTTCATGTATACTGTTAAATCCGATAATATTTTTTGTGATTCGTCCATACTAATTAATTATATTCTTGTTTTGTTTTTTTTATTTTACTTTGTTATTAATTTTCACGATTCAAGACCTTTTGTCTTTTCATAAATGCATCTTTAGCTCGTGTTGCGTTGTCTTTTTGAACATCTTCTTTATGTCCTAATAATGTACTTTGAGATTCGGTATTAATAATTAAATATCTATTATCAAATGTACAGTTTTGCCAAATCACACCATCTTGACCAATTCTAGATTTTAATAAAGTCATAGTTGCCAAATTGTGTTCTTTTTGTTCTAATGTTTTACCAACCGATAAAACAACGTGACCAATTTGTGCTTTTTTGATTGAACCACCCATTTGGTCAGTAGTAACAACTTCCGACGATATCGAATCTCTGTTACCTTGGGTTGCCGTCCATATTGCTATGTCAAATTCACTTGTCATCGATTCAAGACTTCTCATGATAGAACCTTCTCCTTTCCATTCTTCACCATTTACTGACCTTTCTGGTGTTATACAATCAACATAATCAATAACTAAAAGGTCAATCTTTTTACCGTCAGAAATGTGTTTTCTGATTCTTGTTTTGATTTCCGAAATAGTAACGGAATCACTTGGTAATTTAACAATACTTAATGAACCGGTACACCTCGCTCTAACCTCTTCAACTTTTTGTTTTACCTCATCTTTGTTGTTTGGTTGTTCATCTGGTTCAATACCTGTCCAAATTGTAAAATGTTTCCTTTTAATGTTTGATGGATTGTCTTCAAAAAATATTTGAACTACATTGAAATCGTAGTTATAGGCGGTGTTTGAAAAAAGTGTTAATAGTGTTGTTTTACCTGTACCTGTTGGTGCTAAAACAACTCCCAATTCACCTCTACCTAAACCACCTTTTAACATTGCATCCAACCCATCAATTCCGGTTGGGATTGGGTGTCTATTATCCTTCTCTAATGCCTCGTCAATATTATGAAATACATCCATAGATTCTTCGGGCGGTAATCCAACTTGCATTGCTTTCTGAATAATACCTTCAATGGTACTATATTCTTGAAATGAGCCGTTGTCAATAATCTGATTTACCCTTTTTAACTCCTTTTTTAAATTTTGTTGTTTACAAAAATTTAAAGCCTCATCCTTTACGAGAGACGAATCTTGTGTGTTGTCCTTAATACCTGATATGGTATCCAAATGTATTCTTGCGTTTTCTTGCGATTTTAACTCCAATACAATTTGTTGAGATAAAGTATCATAATTAGGTATCTTACTATATTTGGTAAAATGCTCCTTAATGTTCTGAATAATAAATCTAAAGGAATTGTTATCAAAGTACTTGCTATCGATTACATCAATAATTTGCTCGCCATATTTTTTGTCTTCAATAATTGATTTAATTAAGGCTTGCTGGAATGATGCTCCGAGAAATCCAAAGTTCTTTTCTGTCATAATGTCTTTTTTTTTATAGTTGGTAATTTAAATATGTTGTTTCCAATTCCTCGGAAGATAAAATAGCAGTTAAATCTGACAGATATCTCTTCAGGCTTGGACGAATGTCCACCGTATATCTAACTTTTGGGTGATAGATATTAGAAGGAAACATTCTTTGAATAAATACATCTTCGCCTAGCTTTAATACCAGTAAAAAATATTCTTTTTCATCATTTTCTGCAGGTTCTGCAGTCTTCAAACCGTAAAAATAGTCTTGATTTTCGCTCAAATAATCCAAAGTTTTTGATTTCAAATCATATGAAATTTCTTCACAAATATCTTTTACATATTCATGTAAATCCATCGAGCGTCTAGCTTGTGAATTATGGTCTCTTACGTTAAAAAATCTTTGGCAAACTATGTTTTTACCTAAAGTTAATAGAAATTCGAATTTTGTTGCGTCTTGATTAGTCATTGTCTTTTATTTTGATTAATTTTTTATTTTTTTCTTTTCTGGTTAGTCTTAAAAATGGATTCAGAAAGTTAATCCATGCGTCATCGGACTTTGGTAGAAGAAGAAATATTCCATCTTCCATCATCATCTTCATCGTGTTCTTGTATGAACGACCTTCTGGGTCCATTATATCGTTCATAAGGGACTTTATTGAGGTTATCGACTCTTCGGTAAGGAAAGGTTCGTCAAGACTTACAATACGTTTATTTACATTGTAAAACTCCTCACCTAATACTCCGTGTTTTGTAACACCGGTAATTAGATTCTTAATTAAATTATTATGTTGGTCTTGTTCAAATAGAGTATTAAACTTTTCTATCAGATTTTCAAGTGTTAATGGTTGGGTTTTGATTTCGGGGACTAATGCTATTAATCTCCTAACTCCCAAATTTTTTATACCCGCGATATTATCTGACGGGTCACCACACATCATTTTTACTAATTTAATATTTTGTATAAGAATCTCTTCGTGGTCATAAACAAACATATCATTTAATTGATATATTCTATTATGTGAAGGATTGAACAATTGTGTTTTTTCAGAAACAAGTTGGGTTAAATCACCATCCGATGAATAAATTAAAATTTCCTCATTTGACTTTTGTGAATAATATGCAATACAATCGTCTGTTTCACAAAATTCATATTCACCTTGTCTAACAAATAATTCTTCAAGATATTGTTTAACCCTATTTCTTTGGTTAGTATATGAACCTACTTCTTCTTCGGTTCTAATTCTACTTTTCCTATTTTCTTTATAGTGATGGTAGAATTTTTTTCTAGATGATGAACCCTCTTCTCCGTCCCAAAAGACAACAACCTTATCTAATCGATGAATGTCAATTAATCTTCTTAATGTGTTGATGAAATGATACTGAGCTCCAATATGGTTACCCTTATGGAAGTGGTTTTTTAATCCAAAAAACCCGATAGTTAATAAGTTGTCACCGTCAACAAGTAGTACGGACATTTAATTTTTTTTGTTTATAGGTTGAAAAATTACTCTCCAATTGAATCTTCTGTTTCTTCTTCTAAAACGATTTCACCCGTTCCTGAAAGAATTGCGTTCCAATATTGTGAATATTGTTTTTTGTAGTCTTCTAAAGCTTCTTTTGTGTCATCAATGTATCCTTGAGGAACTGCAATAATTTTACCATCTTTAAATTGAATACCGTTTACGTGGTTTTTCAAAATAGAAATTTTTGTTCTAATTGCATATGATACTGTTCTTCCACCTTTAGTTGCCGTAATGTGATTAATACCCGCTTTCTTTTGGTTTCCAAACAAGAATACTAATGAAGACGCTAACCACAATGCTTCACCACCTTTTGCTTTGATTTCGGGTTGTCCAAATGGATTATCCGGTAAATCTACCCATGGTTGGTTAATAACAATCATTGTGTTATAATATGGATAATCTTCTTTTTTTGATTTTGAAATTCTTGAGTGAATTCCCATTCCAATTTTGTCAGATAATGCGGATGCGTTATGCATTTTACCACCTTTACCTTCAAATGTCATTTTACACGGTACTGAACCAACTGAATCCCAACAAAATAAAATTGAGTGTGGAATCTCTCCTTTTTCTTGTGCGTCTAAAATATCATTAATAAAATCCGTTGCTTGTTCAATATAGTCAAAACTATCGTTGAATATGAAGTCACCCTCCCATTCACCATCTGAATTTTTGGTTGCTTTTAATCCTAATTCCACCGCATGTTCCCAACTCCATTTTTTTTCTGTAATAATAAAAACAGGTAAATCACCTCTTTTTTGTGCATCTGCCGCAGCTAAAATCATCGCGGTTGTTTTAGATGAATTACTATGTCCTAAGAACATATTAATACCACCCATAACAGGACCCGGTAATCCACAAGCGTTTAAAAATGCGTCACCAGCAAAATAAAAGTTAGTTTCTTTGTATTTTGTTTTCGTGGAGAACTTCTCTTTGAAGTTAAACTCCTTTTTTGCTATTTTTGCCATTGTCTATGTTGTATGTAATTTTATGAATAAAAAATAAGAACTTGGACACTTTGTCTATGTAAGTGTCCAAGTTCAGTTAAATTAGAATGGTAAATCGTCATCTACGTCAGCATCTTCCTGTGGGTCGACATTAACAACTGATTCAGATTTTGAATTCGATGGTGACATTAAAGTTGTTTCTTCTGAAAGATTTGAAACGTATTTCTTAGTTTCAACATCCCATTTTGGAACTTCACCTTTAGCAATCATCTCAAGATACTCTTCTGGTTTTTTAGAATACACATCCGCCCATGTTAATTCATCATTAATCCATGAATTTACTGTATCATTATCGTTTGATAATGGAGTAATATCTTCAGGAATAATTGATGTAATTGCTGTGTATTCTTTACCGTTACCAGCTTTGGTTAAACCAAGGGTAATGATTAAATCACGACCTTTTTGTGTCTCGGTGATGTCACCTTTGTTTTTGAACAATGGGAAGATTTTATCTAAAATACCTTCACCTTTACTGTTGTGTTTAAAACGCCAGAACTTAACACCGTCCTGTTCGTTTTCTCTGTCAATAACTTTGACAATATAAAATTTACGAGCTCTATATTGACGAGCCAAAACCTTGTCAGCTTCAACTCCTGTCATCATTAGACCTTCATAAACTTCGTTTAATGGAGAACGTTTACCTTCTTGTTTTGGGTCATAAAGTTTTACCCATTGACCATCCACTTGTAATTCGTGGTAGTAAACTTCTTTAAATGGAGAACTACCATCTGTTGTTGGTAGAATCCTGATTCTTTTTTCACCACTTCTTGAACCTTTCGGTAATAGTGTAGTGAAATACTTTTTCATTCTATCCTCTTGGGATACCTTGTTACTGTTGCCGCCTGCGACCTGTTTGTTTTTCTCGTACTGTGCCAGTACTGATTCGAATGTACTCATTTTTTTTAAAATTTAATTGTTTAGAAATATATCTATGTAAAGTATAAACAAAAAAAGTCAGATTATAAAACCTGACTTCATTTTTTTTCAAAATATTTTTTATTTCCCTGAATTTTAAGGGTTAATCCCCACTACGTGTTTTGATTATTTATGGGTGTGCCGCTAAACAAGTGATACAATTACCGTAATTTGTTCCAATTGGTGAAATAACTTTATCTATTCCAGTATTCGGTTCAGCTGAATCAACAATTTCATAACATCCATCTGCCGTTGCTCCAACAAATTGTAAATAGTAATTTCCACCAACCGCTGGTAAATCATTTATTAGGAATTCCATATTGAATCCAGTACCTCCTGTACATGGTGCAATTAAATATGTGGCCGTCAATACATTTGTCGGTGTTGGTGTTAATGTGTTTGTTGGTGTTGGTGTCTTAGTTGGTGTCTTAGTTGGTGTGATGGTTGGGGTTATAGTTGGTGTTACCGTACTAGTAATGGTTGGTGTTACTGAAGGTGTCTTAGTTGGGGTAACTGAAGGTGTTGGTGTCTTAGTTGGTGTTATAGTTGCGGTAATAGTTGGTGTTATTGTTGGAGTTACAGTACTAGTAATAGTTGGGGTAACTGAAGGTGTTGGTGTCTTAGTTGGTGTTATAGTTGCGGTAATAGTTGGTGTGACAGTACTAGTGATAGTCGGTGTTACTGTTGGTGTCTTAGTTGGTGTCATGGTCGGGGTTAGTGTTTTTGTTGGGGTTATGGTTGGCGTGACTGAAGGTGTTGGTGTCTTAGTTGGTGTTATAGTTGGTGTTGGTGTTGGTGTTGGTTCTAATCCTCCCCAATTAATAAAATAATCGTAATTATCCCCTGAAAAACTGTTTCTCTTTCCAACAACAAAACCATAACCTCTCAAAGTTGTGGCCATTTCATCGTCTATGTATTGTGATGAAACATAAACATAAAACAAACCTTGTTGAGTTGCTCCGGTAATTAATTGTTCAATATATGTTAATGAACTTCTTGATGCGGTCGTTCCGCTAAGTGCTTGGTCTTTTGTTATCATTTCTATTACTTATTTTATTCTAATGTTAAAAGATACTTTAATTTTTGGAATAAACCTAACATTTCGTCACGAATATTTAATAAATTTGTATCAATCGGGTCTAATTCATTTGTAAATCCAACCAATGCTTGACAAATTGTTTCCACCATTTCTGTTGGTTTTAAGTCAGTTAGGTTAAATAATTCAATGGTTTTGGTTTCTTCATCTAATGAAAATCTACCGTATTTACCCATCGATTCTTCAATAAAACCATCCATCAAATCTTCCAATTTGTCTCTAGTTTCCGCAAATGCGTTATGTCTAGCATAACCTTTTGTTTGCCAATGAAATATCTTTAATTGGGCGTGAATACCTAATAATAGGTTTACTTTAGAATTTATATTCATCTTGTTCTTCTTCGGGGTTAAAACTATTTTTTATCATATCTTTTGAATAGTCATCAACATCTTGTTTTGTTAAAACATAATCGTTTTTACCCGATACTTTCATCTCACCTTGTTTTTGACTAAAAAACTCTTGTGGATTTTGGTTGAATGGGTATGAATCCAAAGAACGTAATTCAAGTTTCTCTTCCGGTGTTTTTTCTTTCATTGAATCGATTTTTGTACCAAGTTGGTCAATTCTATCAATAACAGAATCCATTTGAGATAATTTTTGTTCTAAATCTGTTAATTTAGTAAACACACTATCCATTTTTTCGGTAACACCTAAATGTTCAGATTTACTATCGTCAACATCTTTTTTAATTGATTTAGTCATATTAACTAAATCTGTGATATCAATTTCTTCAGTATTATCTTCTACAGGTACTCCCATATCTGCCGGTGGTGCTCCCGCATCCATTGGTGCTCCCATATCTGCCGGTGGTGCTCCCGCATCCATTGGTGGTACGTCAGCGTCTGCCGGTGGTAAACCTGAATCCATTGTTGCGTCTTGTTCGTTTAGTAGATTTTTTGCATATTTATTAATTGCTCTAAATCTTGCAACTTCTTCTAATAATTTCTTTTCTATTTGGTTCATGATATTAATCTTGTAATAGTTGTCTACCGTCTTCGGTAATGACCTTTTTATTTATTCTTTCTACAATACCGTCTTTTGACCTGATAATATAACATTCTCCGGTTTGGATGTCACATTCTTGTCTCTCCATTCCATCACTTGAAATGGCTTGTACATTTTTTGGTTTTGAATAATAGTCATTTAAACTATTATTAATTTTATCCTTATTCATAGTATTTTATTCTATAAATATCTAATAAAGTGAAAAACTCCGTGAATTTACTTAATTCTAAAGTAAATAACCTGATTAGGGTATAAACCTAACTCTGTCATTAAAGGTGCGGACATCGACATACCATATTTGTTTGATTTTGGACCACTACTTATTGGACCTTGAGTTACTGTTGTTCCGGTAAAGGTATAACTTGGATTTAATGTATAAACCTTAGAATTTTTTACATTTGGATTTATAAATTCGGTGATACCTCCTCTAATATTTTCAGCACTCGCAACATTTAAATCAAAATGGGTACTATAGAATTTATCTTTTTGATTAATCTCAGACCATTTTAAACCATTTGCAATATTCATTGTTATATCGGGAGTTAAAGTATTTCCCGTTTCACTACCCGCTTTAACAACTACCGTTCTTAACCATGTACTACTACCTTCATGAACAAATGATGGATTATCAATTTTTTGAATTAATTTTTCATCATTGAATCCGTTGTACGGTATTCCAAATGGTGTTATCCCAACTACGGTATTTGTGTTACTACCTTTTGTTATAGTTTCATTGTCAATTTTAATTCCACCCCTATTGGCAGCATAGGTAATATTATTTTCTCCGGTTACCACTTCTTCATTTGTCGCATCAGGTTTATCGTCTTGTTTTAATATCGCCAATGCTCTTGACATTAATTTATCAAATAAAACCCTGTAACTTGAAATAAAAGAATCTGTTGGGTCGGGTAAAGAAGTATATGGAATTCTTGTACCGGTAAATCTCGTACTAATTGTATTTCCTCTAATATCGTGACTAACTTCGGTTATCCAATATGAACCTCTAAACATTGGAATATTTTTTAAGTAAAAGAACATAGTTGGTTGTATCATCACATTACCCATACATGTAACTTCACATCTATATGATGCTTGTTTATAATAATCAAATAAACCAACATCAACGTTGTATCCACCGGCACCAGATTCTGACCTAGCCAAATTTTCCAACACAACAAACGATTCTGACGTATTTTTTAATGTTGATTGGTCTAACGATACCCCCTTGAATATACCTTGGTTTTGGTCACCAAAACTAACTTCAAATGCAACTACCTTATTAACCTTACTTAAATCATTTGTTCCAAAACCTTCTAACGTGGTAACAACTAATGGATTATTATTTGCCGAACCAATAAAGAAACTATCATCAGAAAATCTATAGGTCTTATCCTCCATATCAGCCAAGTGTTTTGATGATTGACCCACCAATTGTATTATAATTTTTGGTGAGGATTCCTGATAATCAACTTCTAAGAATGTCCCAAATAAATTTTTTGCAACTTTTTTAGATGGTGTTATTCTACTTTTGTTGTTTACATTTGTCCCATAAAAATTAACATACGCCGGTAACGCTCTCATGTC